ATCTGTGTGTTTTACCTTATGGTATCTTGCTCTTCTAATTTCATTTCTGCAATGCTTGCAATCTCTACGTCTTCCCCCTAGAGATTGGCTGTGCCTATCGAATTCTTCGATTGGTCTTTCAGTTTCACATTTAACACATGTTCTAGTCATTATCAGAAAGATTCCTGAGCGTGGATTGCACCTATTCTCATTACATAACCCCAATCTGTTTCTCCCTGTGTTGTAACTTCAAAGTTTTGAGTGATGTTCTTCTGGCTTGATGTGTTGCCGTTTCCAGCAGACTGGACAACCCCGCCCTCAGCGAATCGCTGTACTCCTGGAGTGGCACCGACAACTCCGCCGTAAGCAAATCTTGCTCCTGGTACTGCTGCGATTCCTCGCATAGCCTTGGACGCAATTGACTTAATCTGCTGGTTATATCCCGCAGAGCTTCTCTTGACATAATTTGGAATCCATGTTCCTCTTGAGGATTGAATTCTTGCTGCATCCCTAGATGTTACCTGACCGAATGTACCATTGGCCATTTCAAGGAACCATATTGTTACTCCATCATCATCCTTCTGAGATACAAGGTTGAAGTCCGCATAATTAATAACTTGTCTTGGAGTTCCTCGCGAAAGACCAGCCGGTAGTCTATTTCTAGACTGTAGTTGAGCGGCCTGTCCCCCTGGCCCTCTTCCTGCGCCAAACGTTCCTGTTCTTGGCGGTCTGTTGGACTTTGTTCCGAATACCATGGCTCTTACTTGACCCATTGTGATTCCTAGGACAGCAGCGAGACGCTCCTGCTGTGCTCTATTAAGGACCCATTCTCCAGGCGTTAGAAGAGCTGGAACGTTATCCAAAACTCCATGACCAGGAATTACTCCTCCTGACGCTCTGCGCGTAGGAATCTTTTCCGCGTCTCTCTTGGCCTTTGGAGTTAGCTCTACCTGAATTACAACAGGCTTCTTGGCCTCATCGTCTCCACCGCCACCAAAGAATCTGCCGACGATTGGTAGCTTATGGAGCTTGTTTGATACCCAATCACCAAGGGATGTGAGCTTCTCTCTGATCCAGTTGAATGCAGCACGGAATCTATCAATAATTCCATCTTTGATGTGGCTGAAGACTCCAAGAATTTTATCCTTAAATCTGAGAATTGCAAGAACCAATAGGCCAGCAGGGAGGAATGGAGCAAGAAGCGCCCCAATAAGAATCTTCTTCCAGTTCTCCTTAACCCAATCTACAATAGCCTTGAACTTCTCAATTAGGAAGTCAGCCAAAATCTTGGCATATTTCTTAACCTTATCCCAATTTTCAATTAAGAGAATTCCAGCTAAAATTAGAGCGCCAATTCCTGTTGAGGCAAGAAGGAGTCTAATGTTGATTCTGAGTAATCTTAGTGCGCCGATAAGCTGACCAGCCATGAAAATCGCAAGTCTTCTAAGTGCTCCATATAAAGTTGTTCCAATTGCAATAGCTGCTCGCCTTGCAAAAGTAATCATTGTTACAAAGCCATCTTTAACTTTTGTTGCGCCAGAAGAAACTGCATTAACACCTTTCTTAAAGTTGTCTGACATTGCTTTTGCAGCTTTTACAAATGCATCTCTAGCATATAGTGCTCTGAGACGCATAGTTTCAAGAGCAGATGCAAGACCACCAGGGCTTAATAATCTTTTAGCGGCATTAAATGTTGCTATAGCCAAAAGCTTTATTCCTTCTGTAATCTTTTGTGTAACAGGGAATAGCTTGTTTAGCCCCTTTTCAAACACAAGGAATGCTAGAGCAAATTTAACGATATCTCCAACTACAGGAATATCGAGCAAGAATAGAAGCAACTTAGACACCTTGCCAAGGAAGAAGATAAGTCCAAGAAGACCAGGGATAACAATCTCAGAAATAACTTGAACGAATGCTGTAAATTCATCTGATGAGAATGCTAGAACAAGTGCCTCAGTTAGTCTCCCTAGAACCTTAGCAAGATTTGTGATTGATTAAACTGCGTCATCAAAGAATTTTTTAACTTTGTCAGGATTATCTCTAATGAAGTCGGCAAATTTATTAAGCTGATCTGTAAGGCTCTCAATTAACGTCTTCCCTGATCCAGCCGCAGGGCTGCTAGTAACTGCTGCAATTAGATTAATAATTGCGCCTGATAGCTTGATCCATGCATCAAGATGCTTTTCTGCGCTTCCAAGGAATCTATCAAGTCCTGACTCATTGATTGTGGCAATTCCTGCGCCTGGACCTCCCTCTTCAGGGCGTCTAACTTCGCCGCGCTGTGAAGTTGCATCTTTAAGTTTTCCAGTCAGACCAACTGCACCCTTGAGCAATCTAGTGAAGATTGGATCAGCAGCCTTAGCAATATTAAGGAAAGCCTTTGCAAGATTGAGCATTCCTTCAACAATTCTAGGAACATTATCAACAGCTCGCTGAGTGAAGAATAATAGGGCATTCTTGAATTCAGGACTCGCAATAAACTTGCGGAACTCATCAAATGCATCTGCAATAACTTGTGCTAGATTTCTAGCGGCTTTTTGAATCTTAGGATCAAGGAGAAGCTTAGTAAGAGTGTCTGCAAATCTTGAGATAGCAAGCGTGATTGGGCCTAGGATTCCGTCTCTTTCACTGTTGCCAGCGAATACATCCTTGAATGTCTTTCTGAGTCTCTTGAGAGAATTGAAGAGTTTCTTTTCTGCTGGTGACAGATCGGCAAATGCCTTCTGTGCGTCCTTGTCAGCCTGTGACTGACCCTTGCGAGCATCACTTTCTTCCTTACGCGCATCAGCAACTTCACGATGAGCAATCGCAACCTGATGTAGAGAGTCTCTTACGTTTCTGTTAGCAAGAAGAACGCTGCGCTCAGAACTGGCAACAGATTCAATGGCGTGTCTTAGTTGTTCATTTGCAGACTTAACAACCTCTGAACCCTGAACTCCATCGTCCCTAGCCTTCTTCGCATCCTGCTGAGCACGTCTATTTCTAACTCTCGCTTGATCAACAGTAAGATTGGCTCTTTGAACGCCAAGCTGTGCTTCCTTTAGGTCTGTCTTTGAAGAATCAATCTGATCCTGAATTGTGCTTAGATTCTGTTGGGCAAGAGTTAGTTGCTGCTGAGCGCCTGAAATTTCAGAAGCATCACCCTGCTGGCGAGCAATCTTGAGACGCTCCTGCGCCTCTCTAACGGCTGCTCTGGCCCCTTCGATATCTGCTTGACTACCACGCTGCTTCTTTTCTTCCTCACGGAGCTTCTTTTTTGCATCAAGAACACCAAGCTCTGCCTCTTTCAAGGAGAGTGCGGCATCCTTCTCTTCTAGGTTGGCGTCAACAATATCTCTGGCGGCTTGTATTTTGGCGTCCGCCAAATCCTTGGTTGCCTTAGCAACATCCCTATGAGATTCCTTGAGGTCTTTGTTGGCTTGAATTACAGCGTACTGTGCGTCCCCTACAGACTCAATTGCCTTCTTGAGTGTATATTGAGCGTCAGCTAATCTCTGTGCAGCCTGTCTGATCTGATCTACATTGTCTTTAGCCTTTGCGCCAAGCTTCTCGTTAAGCTTAACAGCATCAAGAACAACATTGAATCTAGAAAGAGCCGCTGCAAGCAACCCAACAACAGGAAGGGCTTCAGCTATGCCCGATACAAATGCTCCACCAAGGGCGGCACCGGCCTGAAGTGCTGAAGCTGCTAGGGCAACAAGGGCTGTACCGATCTGAGTAAGTAGGGTGAAGAAAATCGTCAAAATACCAGTTAGGAACAACCATCTAAGGTTGACCAACTGATCAAAGTTCTTGAAGACTGATCCTACAGCAAATCCCAATCTAGTGAAGGCGTTATTAACGAGACGAATGTCTCTTTCCATATCTCTAACGCCTGATCTGGCGGACTTTGCTCCTCTTACAACGTCTCCAAAGGCAAGACCCGCTCGGGTTCCCATTCTTCTTAGAGAACCATCAATTGCTTCAATTGCCTTCTTTCTTTCCTCAAGAGCAATCTGTTCAACTTTTGAAACATCGGGAGCAACCAATTGTCTTCTTTGTTCAGCAAATTCGATTCTCTGATTGGCTCTTGAAACCTGGAATGATCTAGAAAGCTCAGCTCTATCAGAAGACTCTCTTAATCTTCTTTCTCTTTGAATTGATCTAATTTCAGCGCGTCGTGCTGACTTTTCATCTTCATCCTCTTCAGATTTTCCTAGTTCTCTAATTGCGCGTCTGTGCTCTTCAATCTCAATAGCATCAGCCTCACGCTGATTTTCTAGTCTTCTAAACAGACTTGCTCTTTCTTGGTCTTCTTTTTCAGAAAGAGCAACTTTTTCAAGCTCTTGGCTTTCCTGCAATTCTCTTTTCTTCTGATTTAGAGCTTCACGGGATTTCGCAATATTTTCATCAATAATTTCCTGAGTTCTCTTTGAAATATCAAAGCCGACCTTGAAGCTTCCTAGAAGTTCTTGTCTTGTATTTCTTAGACTATTATTGACCTTATTGTTTGTTTCAATTATTTTCTGTCCCGCATTCTCAACCCCTTGAACGAATCTTCCAAGGGCTGTAACATCAGCAACAGAAATAAATCTTCCAGTATCAGCATCAACGCCTGTTCTTGTCTTACCACTTCCTAGAAGAGCATTTCTAATCTTTGACTTTAATTCATCAGCAAATTGTCCAACGCGCTTAAGATTGCTGATTGTTCTTTCAGAGCCAAGAATGATTCCTTGTCTTGTGTCTGTTTGAATCTGTCGAATTCCTCGTCCAAGCACAGCAAACTCGCGCTGGAGACGTCGTATAAGTGAAAGGTCCTCAGCGCGAGCGAATGTTCCTGCTGCTGTTCTAACGAGGCGTGTGCCTCCTGCGCCAGGCAATTCATCTTCAGTTAATGGCCCTCGTCTTACGCGAGTTCGAATGCGAACAAGCGCCTTATCAATAGCATCTAATCTGTTCTTGGCCTTCTCAAGGAGAGTAACATCTTGGACACGAATGAAGCGTCCATCGTCACCCCTTATAGCACGCCCTCCTCCAAATAGAGGAAATTCCTGAGGCTTATTTCTCTTTAGAATTGATATTGACTTATTGAGTTCATCAACCTTGCGTCTCATTTGATCAACAAGGGAGACATCTTCTTTTCTAACAAACTGACCGCCAGGACCGCGTGTAGCCTTGCCTCCCCCGAATAGAGGGAAATCGTCAGTCTTTTGTCTCTTGAGCTTGTTTAGGGCGTCGTCAAGCTTATTAACTTCATCGCGCACACCCTTAAGCTGTCCGGATAGTCTATCCCGACCTTCAAGAATAATTCTAAAGATTTCATTGCGATCAGCCATGTAACACCTAAATTGTTCTGATTTTTAAATTATGGTCGTGCGGTAAGGGATAAGGTGCTACTAGTCTCTAAAGTCCTCCGGTATTCCGGAGAAAAGACCTTGATCAAAGTTTATCTCATTTGATTCTGGTTCATTATATATTATTCTAATAGCTTCCTGGTAATTATTATCTATATCTTCTAACGCCTTTTTCCGCGTATTCTTGTCATCATCGTAGTTTGAGTTAGACCAAAGGCCGGAAATCATGGCATTCTTGAGTTCCTTAGCCTCTTCTACGGCCTTTCTTCTCATAAAGGCTTCGAACATTGTTTCGAATTTTTTCCAGTACCAGTTTTGAAGCTCCTCTACCGATTCCGGATGCTCCGACGAATAAAGTTCTAGCGCCTCTATTGGCCCTAGCCTTGGACCTTCTTGCTGATCTTGTTGAATAGCGGGAGCATCTTTTCGGTGAAAAAACCAACCATCACTTCCCAATTCTGATCAACAAAGGTGTCAAGAATCTGCATACCTTGATCATCTGTTAGCTCCTCTAGTCTAAGAGCATAATATTCGCGCTGACCCTTAGGAACCGCAAGAACAACCAAATAAAGGTCCTTCAAGAGTTCGGGCGCTGATTCAATGATCTTTGAAAGAGCCTTGACAAATACATCCGCATCTGTGACGTTATTTGAAAGCGGCACATTTGGATCAAAATCAGGAGTTTCTAGTAGCTCTGACAGTGAGCCTCCGTCAATTAGAATCTTCTGTACTGCCTTGCCCACAACGGAAAAGAACTCAATCTTTCCGAAGAATGTAAGTGGCTTCTGTACTAGTACAAGTTCGTCTGGTTCGCCCTCAGCAAGCTTGTAATAAACCTCTGCTGGCGCTAGCACTTCTAGTGTTTCATCTACTTCGGTCTTCTCTGCTGCCTTTGTAGCCATAATTATCTCCTTATTAAGTAAGTGTTTCTAGCTTGGCCCTTAGCTCAGCTAGTTTTACTGGTACGAATGATCTTTCAACTTCCTCCACAGCCTCTTTAAGATAAGGCTGTGGTTTCTGACCTAACACGCTTGTCTTGGCAAACCATTTGCCGTCAATTTGAAAGCGCATAAATTTAGCTCGTCTTGGAACAATTGGTGTTCCCTTAGGCCCATAAATACCCGTTCCATCATGGACCCATTTTGCATAGACTGGTTCTTTAGGAACAGAAATTTCTGACTTAACAACCAGTCCGCCTGGCCCCTGCACTCGACGCTTCAAGTCTCTTCTTGCTACTGCATTTGCCTTAAGCACTCCCGTGTCCTCGGGGGCATTAGCGGTAGCAACAGCTTCAATTTCATCTGCAATATCTTCAATAGCCGCTCTCAAATAGCGCAGAGCTTTATCTGGCATATCGCCAATGAGATCAAAGATGTCCTCATTCTTTCCCTGCTCTACTCTAATGAATTCAGCCATTATCTATCTGTCAATACGGCGCACTCGCCGCCCTCCTGGAACACAACTCGATCAAGAACTTCATCTGGCATCCATACCTTGTGAGGATATGCTGTTCCCCATGAGTTAAGAAGAGGCACAGCCCCAAGCTTGTCCGCTGTAGGATGCTTCAAGGCTGCGTGAATGTCATCCACGCTTGTTGCCCATCTATATGACTTGATGCCACTAGCAAGACTTTCTGGAAGGAATTTTCCATCCTTTAGTCTGCGGGCGCCCTTATTTTTTAGAACCCAACAACCAGCGTTTACCGATGTTCCTTCAGCAGGTGGTGTGTCTTCATATTCATCATTTTCCTGTGCTGTGTGATATAGCCAGCTTGCGTCATAACGGCTTCTATTCATCAATGAGAGGGCGCGTGAGAGGCTGAAACCAACGCAGGCACCCTCGGAACCCTGATCGTAGAACTTCCACCAGAGCCACATATCTAGGGCTGTTGAGTCCCCAGGCTGAACGCAAATTGCGTGGCCTCCTCTAACATAACCCAAATTCTTATTGCGTCCTATAAAGTATCTCAAATTGTACTTAACTGGCACGTCGAAAGCTGAATACCACGGAATTCCTAGAACTGCTGGAGTCGCCGTCGAAGGTAGCGTTTCGGCCGTCAGAGGATACTTTTCTGCATAGGGCTTTTCCTCTGGAATTCTTGCTCCCAAAGCTCCCTTGTGAATTCTTCTAAACATAATCCTCCTTAAA